CCTTCCAAAAAAAAAAAAAACAAAAAAAACAAAAAAAGATTTTGGGAGGTTCTGGAGCCTTACCTTCGAGTTCTCCGGTTCAAGTACGTGGATTAAGAAAAAGGATCAGTCACCCATGCCTTCACGACCGAGGTCTACGACCAAGCGACCCAAGCGCACACCCGAGGTGTTCGAGACCGTGAACACCTACCGCGCCACGCACGACGAATTCGAGGTTGAGCGCCTCGATCCCAACAACCTCCGCGCGAAGCGGGTCCGGGTCCGCACCCCTGACCGCCTCGCGAAGTACCTCCGCCTGCGCTCCATCACGCCGGAGCAGCACCAGGCTGGCGACCTGCTTCGGACGCTCTGGGACCGCGCTTTTGGGTCCCGTGGCTTTGCAAGGGCCTCTGGAGCCTCTCTGGAGCGCGTAGACGGGCGAAAAGGGGTCGAGGGGTATCAGGGTAGCGGCGACGCGCTTCGCCTGCGTACGGCCCTCCTAGAGGCTTCTGTGAGGCCCTACGCAGATCTGCTGATTTCCGTGTGTGTGTTCGATGAGGGCGTAAACTGCACCCGGCGCCTGCGGAAGGCTCTCACCGCCCTCGCGGTCCATTTTGGAATTATCAGGTTATCCCCAAGACAGGCGAACACTCAACTGGACACTCAGCGGGGTCGGAGGTAGTGTTCCGCGCACTGTGGGTTTCCTCCTGTTTCAGTGATTTGGACGGCTTCTCCACCCTTGGCCCACGCCTAAATCACTGAAGCCACCTTAGGCCCGGCGGAAACTCCGGGCTTTTTTTGTCAACGATTTGAGTGATTTGAAAATGGCTGGAGTTGCTGGACGGTCCGGACGCAGGGCTGAGAGCCCATTTCGGGACGCGCTCCGGCTCGCCCTGACGCGTCGCGACACCGACAAGGGCAAGGCACTCGTCAATCTCGCGAACCGTCTCATCGACAAGGCCGAGGAGGGTGACCTTCAGGCTATTCAGGAAATTGCGAACCGCCTCGACGGCAAGCCGGCGCAGCAATTGGTCCATGAGGGTGGCGACGAGCCGATCCGCATTGTGGCCGTCTGGGGTGCGGTGTCAGATCCTGACCGCCCGCCGCCAGTTGATCCCGGCCCCTTGATGATTTCAGAGGACGATGGGGCTTGATGATGGCGAAGAGGCAAGAGCTGTCCTTGAAGGAGCGGTTCGAGGAAAAAGTTTACGCGGACCCGAATAGTGGTTGCTTTCTCTGGGGCGGTGCCGTGTACAGAAAGGGCTACGGCAAGTTCTGCGTAGAGGGGAAATTGCGTAGTGCTCACCGCGTGGCTTGGAAGCTGTACAACGGCCCGATACCTGATGACCTCCACGTCCTTCACAAATGCGATAACCCTGTCTGTGTGAACCCTGCTCACCTGTTCCTCGGGACAAACGCTGATAACATGCGCGATAAGGATGAGAAGGGTCGCACCCCCAAAGGCGAAAAGCACGGAAGCGCGAAGCTAACAGAGGATGCCGTCCTTGACATCCGAACGAGGCGGATGTCGCAAGTGGCTTTCGCGCGCCTTTACGGTGTTTCACCGCAGGCAATTCACTCCATCCAGCATGGAAAGAGCTGGGCCCACCTCTCGAAGGCCGCTGCATGACCGAGGAGGTTGTGCGGGTTATTATACCGTACACGCCGCGCCATCAGTTTCTACCCCTTCACGATCGAAAGACGCGCTGGTCTGTCTGCGTGGCCCATCGTCGCGCTGGCAAGACGGTCGCAACCTTGAATGACCTGATCCGCGCCGCGTGGATGTGCCAGAAGCCGGAGCCTCGCTTTGCGTATGTCGCGCCAACGTACGCTCAGGCCAAGGACGTCGCCTGGGCCTACCTCAAGAGATTTACGGCGCCAATCCCCGGCACGATCGCAAGCGAAAGCGAACTCCGCGTAGACCTTCCCAACGGCGCCCGCATACGCCTGTACGGCGCTGACAATTACGATCGCATGCGCGGTTTATATCTCGACGGCGTCGTGCTGGACGAATTCGGCGATATTGATCCTCGCGCCTGGTCCGAGGTGATCCGGCCATCTCTGTCCGATCGGCAGGGTTGGGCCGTCTTTATCGGCACCCCTCGCGGGCAGAACCACTTTGGAGATCTTTGGGCTACAGCCACCAGCGACCCGGCGTGGACGGCGATCAGGCTGCCGGCGAGCCAGACGGGCCTCTTGCCTGAAGAGGAATTGAGCGACGCACGCCGCGCGATGAGCCCGGCGCAGTACGCCGCCGAGTACGAGTGCAGCTTCGATGCGCCCGTGGTTGGTTCCTACTACGGTGAATTGATCGAGGAGGCCGCTCGAGACGGTCGCATCTGCAACGTGCCGATCGAGCGCGGGCACCAGGTACATACGGCTTGGGATCTTGGTATTGGCGATAGTACGGCCATCTGGCTCTTCCAGACCGTGGGCCGCGAGGTCCACCTGATCGACTACATCGAGAACGCCGGCGTCGGCCTTGACTGGTACGCCAAGCAGTTGACCGACCGCGGTCACGTTTACGGCATGCACCTCGTCCCGCACGACGCGCAGGCGCGCGAGCTGGGGACGGGCAAGACCCGGCAGGAGACGCTTCAGAGCCTCGGGATCAATACGATCGTCGTGCCGCGCCATCAGGTTGATGACGGCATCAACGCCGCGAGGCTGATGCTCCCGCGCTGCTGGTTCGACGAAAAGCGTGCCGCAGCCGGACTAGCCGCATTGAAGAACTACCGCCGCGAGATGGACCCGAAGCGCAAGACGTTTCGTGATGCGCCCCTTCATGATTGGGCGAGCCACGGGAGCGACGCTTTCAGGTACCTCGCCATGGGCATTGAGCGTGTGAGCGTGAAGCACAAGCCGCTCAAATACGAAACTGCATGGATCGTTTAAGGGATCACCGCGTCATGGATTGGCACATCAAGAATGGACGCTTCGAGTTCGTCTCCCGCAAGGGCGGCAAGTTCTCAGCAAAGAAGAAGCCCAACGCCGATGCCGCGCGCCCCAAGGCCGCGCCGTCCTTTGACGCCGCTGAGCAAAAGATCCAGCCCAAGAAGTCCGGCAAGGCCTTCGGAAAGCCGCGCTGATGCCACCGCGCGGTCTACTGGTCGAGGAGGAAGATCCCAGGGTCTACGCCCCGGTCAGGCCGACCGTGCTCGAGCAGCAGATCCGCGATGGCCTGCTTCGCGCGGGTCAGCCCTTCCGCAAGGATGCCGAGGCGTCGTACCGATCGAAGCTTTCGAAGAAGGCTCGCACTGGAGACCAGTTCGAAGCCCTTCGAATGGGTCTCATGGCCTCCCAGGACTTCTTAGGAGGCGCTGCGCAGGCTGCTGGTGCCCCCATCACGTCGGCGATCTCGACGGCCATGCCGGCAGCGACAGGCGCGTGGGGTGCCGTGAGGGATACGGCTCCGGGCCGTGAGATTGAAAAGCGCGCGACGGGCATCCTTGGCGCCTGGGATACGGCCACGGGCGCGGTCTCGGATGCGACGGGCTATCCGAAGGACTACGCCTCGGAAGCCATGCTGACGGGCCTGATGGCGGCGACGCCGGCGATGGCGCGCGGTGCCGGCAAGATTGCGGACGGGGCCGAGGATCTGGCGAGACGTTACGGGTACACGTTCCGGCGCGATCCGGCGACGATAGGCATGTTTGCCGGCCCGATGGCGCTGACGGCTGACAAGGCGAAGTTGAAGCTGGCCCAGGAACTGGCTGAGGCCGGGCTGTCTCGCGACGAAATCTGGGCGCAGACGGGATGGTTTAAGGGCGTAGACGGCAAATGGCGCTTCGAGATCGACGACAGCGGCATGGCGTTCAATTTCAAAGTGCCGGAAGGTATTGAGGTGGGACGCGCAAACAGGGCCGGGCTCCTCGAGGACGTTGTCCGTCATGACAAGCTGTTTGAGGCCTACCCCCAACTGCGGCAGGCCGGCGTTCACTTGGACGGATATGGGCAGCCCAACACGGGTTCGTGGAACGGGAAGGGCATTTGGGTCGGGCCGGCCACGACTGGCTCCCGTCGGCTGTCATCTATCGCCCACGAGATCCAGCACGCCGTGCAGGACATTGAGGGCTTTGCGCCGGGGGCGAACCAAGGACTGGCCGGTCAATGGCGGCAAAGTGGTCTTTTGCAGTCAGTTGGCGAGGACCTGAAGATGGAGAAGCTTCGGCAGGCCGGCAATGTCGCCTCGCGGGCTTTGCTTGGTGAGGATGAGAAGTTCTTGAAGGCTGCGGAGGCGTGGTTTGAGGGGCTTGATGAAAGATCGCGGCCTTTTACCTTCTTTGAGCCAGGGTCTCCGCCGTACCGCGAGCATATCGCCCGCGCCTACGTGCTTTCAAAGGACCCGGAGTTCGAGAGCATCAAGCGCGCAATGGACGAGGCGCTGAAGGCAACCAGGCGAAACGACTTTGAAACGTATCGGCGTATCGCTGGCGAAGTCGAGGCGCGCAATGTGCAGCATCGCTTGGGTTTGTTGCCGACGCCGGAATATCCGCGCGCGGCGCCGTGGCTGACGCAGGACATTCCGGACGCGGAGCAGTTCCTGCCGCCGGATCGCGCTTTGCCGTGGCGGTCCATGTCTGTCCCGAAGCCGGCGAAGGCGTCGAAGTCCGCTGAGGTGTTCCCCGAGCTGTCAAAGCGTTACCCGGAGACCGCGCCGCCAGTCGAGATGTTCGACGAGGCCAAGGGGAAGACCTTTCTTGCCAAGGCCATGTCTGGCGAGGCTGAGAGGTTCAAAAGATCCCGCGACCTCGTCGTGCGAGATATGGAAAAGAATGGCTATACGCCGATGTTTGACCCGGCGAAGCGGTATGACGCAGATGCGTCTTTGTATGCGCCGCATCAGTCAACGGTCGGGCAGCGAATGAAGAAGGCGGACACTGTCGCCAAGTACGATGCTATGGCGAGGAGCCCGGAGGCCGTGGATCGGTGGATGCGCGCCTACGATACGGGCATGCAATTCGCGGATGATGCCGGCAACTGGTATCATATGGGGCAGCTTCAGGACGCATTCATAAAAGAGCTGGGCCCTGTAGAAGGCGCGCGCGCTTTCAAGGAGCGTTTTGCAGACGGCATGGCCGCGACAACCGGCGGGGCTGATCCGACTTCGAACCTGCTCATGACCCACTACGGGAACCAGTTGAAGACGTCGGGCGCCAAGTGGCCCGAGGGCGCGTACGAGATGCCGTATCCGATCGGCGGGAGGTTCGCGACCGGCAACATGGAGCAGCACAGGAAGATGCTGGGTAGCGGTGGCGCTGGCGTCACGCCTGACAATCCAAAGCGGTATAATTTCAGCGGCAATTTTCTTGGGAACCGTGGCGCCGCGACGATCGACGAGCAGGGGATGGGGCTGTTCGATCCAAAGCTTACGGTGCCACCGCCGGGCACTTACGGCCACTGGCAGGGCTCCGTTGATGATATGGCCGCAAGTCGAGGGGTGGAGCCGAGATGGTTCCAAGAGGTTGCGTGGGCTGGCAAGAAGTACACGGACACGGGCGGCAAGTTCAGGCCGAGGCCCATGATTTCCTACGTCAATGAGATGATCGAGCGGACGCGCCGGTTGACTGGCGAGACGGCTGATCAAGTATTGCGGCGGTTTATCCGAGGTGAGGGGCCGATGTATGGCGTGGCGCCTGCGGGTCTTCTTGCCCTTCCTCAAGAGGAAGACCCTCGCCAGCAATAAGGGCGTGCACGACGTGCTTCGGGAGCATTGCGTCGCCCATTTTGCCACCAATAACCGCGTCACCGCGGAAGTAGACCGTCAACTCCAGGTCGCTGACGCAGTCGTTCAGCTCGTTGAACACCGTCACGCAGTATCGCCTCGACGACATATTGGCCTCCTCTGAGGTCCCCAGAATAGGTGAACCCATGTTTTCACGCAACGAAATTGCGGCCATTCAGGTCGCAATACAGGACGCCGCACGCCTGCGTTCCGAAACGGACGCTTTGCGCGCTGAGGTCGAGGCTTTGCGCGCCGACGTGGACGCTCTGAAGGCCCGCGCCGATCGTCCCGTCCTTGGCGTCAATGGTGGCCGCAAAGCTTCCGTTCCGGGCAGCAAGTTGCCGGCGAAGGCCACCCTGAATGGTTGACACAGCAGTCGGCCAGACGATGCCCCTGGACGACGAGGACGCGATGGACCTGGCACGTCCCGATGCGCTCTCGGACGACGACATCGTCGCCCTGATCCGGATCGAGAAGTCCCAAGCGTCAAGCTACCAGAATACAACGATCACGAAGCAACGCTCCGAGGCCCTGAACTACTACATGGCCGAGCCCTACGGGGACGAGCAGGCCGAACGGTCCAAGGTCGTGACGACCGAGGTCCGCGATACGATCGAGAGCCTCCTGCCGCAGATCGTGAAGCTGTTCCTCTCCTCCGATCGCGTCGTCCGCTACGAGGCGCAGACGGTCGCCGAGGAGGAGGGTGCCGACCAGGCGACGGACCTCGCTAACCACGTCATTCACTCCGACAATGACGGCTTCATGCTGTTCTACACGTGGTTCAAGGACGCGCTTCTCCAGAAGAACGGCATCGTCAAGGTCTGGTGGGACGACCAGGTCGATGTCTGCAACGAGATCTATACGGGCCTGCTCGAGGAGGAGCTTCTCGCCCTTCTTCAGGACCGTGAGGTGGAGCCCGTCGCCTACTCGCCGAGCGAGCAGATCGAGATGCCGGCGCAGGCGCCCGGACAGCCGCCTCAGCCCGTGCCCCTTTACGACGTCGAGGTGCGCCGCACGAAGCGCAATGGTCGCGTGCGTGTCGAGTGCGTGCCTCCCGAGGAATTCCTCATCAGCCTGAAGGCGGCGAACATCAAGAAGGCGCGCTTCGTCGCGCACAAGACTTTGCGCACCATCTCCGAGCTGATCGAGATGGGCATCCCGAAGGACGCGGTCTGGGACCTCGGCGGCGAGACGACGGATGGTGACGTCACGGACGAGCGTTATGTCCGCTTCCAGTACGACGGCGGCAATCTGCCCGACAGCGAGAACGTCCAGCACGCTCTGCGCAAGGTCTGGGTAAGTGAATGTTATTACCTCGTCGATACGGACGGCGACGGCATTGCCGAGCGGTGGAAGTTCCTCCTCGCCGGCGCGAACGACAAGATGCTGATGAAGGAGCGGTGGGAGGGCGACTGGCCCTTCGAGAGCATCACGCCGATCCCGATGTCTCACAAGTTCTTTGGCCTCAGCATCCACGACCTGGTGCGCGACATCCAGCGCATCAAGTCAACCCTGACGCGGCAGTTCTTGGACAACCTCTACCAGCTCAACAACAACCGCATGCTGGTTCAGGAGGGTCTGGTCAATTTCGACGACCTTCTGACCAACCGACCGGGCGGCATTGTCCGGACGAGCGCGTCGCCATCGACGGTTGCCATGCCGCTCCAGCCGCAGCCTCTGGGCGCGGTCGTGATCCCGGCGATGGAATACCTCGACAGCGTCAATGAGAAGCGCACGGGCGTCACGGCCTACAACCAGGGGCTCGACGCGAATTCGCTGAACAAGACGGCGACGGGCATCAACCTCATCAACAATGCCGCGCAGGAGCGCATGCTCCTTGTCGCGCGCATCTTCGCCGAGACCGGCGTGAAGGGCCTCTTCAGCCAGATCCTTCGCCTTCTCGTGCGCAATCAGGACAAGCCACGCGCCATCAAGCTGCGCGGCAAGTGGGTCATGATGGACCCCTCCAAGTGGAACGCGGACATGGCCGTCACGGTTGACGTGGCGCTCGGGACCTCGAACCGCATGGAGCAGATGTCGATCCTCTCTCAGATCCTCGCGGTCCAGAAGGAGGCAATCCTGGGCGGGGCGCCGATCGCGTCGTGGCCCAAGATGTACAACACGCTCGCCAAGCTGATCGAGGCGGCGGGGCTCAAGAGCGTCGAGACGTATTTCGACAATCCGGAGACCGCCAACCAGGCGCCCAAGGGTCCGTCCCCGGAAGAGATCAAGGCGAAGGCTGAGATCGAGAAGACGCAGATGCAGCTCGCGCATGAGAAGGAGCTTGAGGCCTTCCGCGCCGAGCAGGCCACGAAGAACTCGGTCCTCGACCTCGCCGCCAAGAAAATGGACATCGAGAGCCGGGAGCGGATCGCAAGCCAGAACGCGGCCTCCGACATGCTCGGCTTTATTTCCAAGACGGCAACGGCCTCGAGCGGCACGACCACGACCAGCGTCGCGTCGGGCAAGGGCGGCAAGGCCAAGCGCATCAGCGTCAAGCGCAATCCGGTCACGCAGGAGATCGAGGAGCTTATTCCCGTCTACGAGGAGGCGATGGACCGCCTCGGTGGCGGGAAGAGGATCGTCATCAAGCGCAATCCGACGACGCGCGAGATCGACGAGATCGTTCCCGTCGTGGACGAGCCGCCGAATGAGATTCTGCCGGGTCCAATGCCGGCCACACCCCCAATGAACCAGGAGTAAGACATGTCCAAGGGAGACACGTTCAGCGAGGACCTCCTCAAGCTGATCTTCAAGGGCGATGCGATCGCCAACATCGCCGACAATGCGGCCTCAAGCCCGCTGACCAGCCTTTACGTCTCCCTGCACTCGTCGAGCCCCGGCGAGACGGGGAGCCAGACCACGAACGAGGTCGCGTATACGAGCTATGCGCGCGTTGCCGTAACCCGCGGCGCCGGCTGGACCGTCTCGAACGACGCCGGCACGATCAAGGTTGTCCCGGCGGCTGCGATCGAGTTTCCGGCCTGCACGGGCGGATCGGCGACGGCGACGCATTTTGCGGTCGGCACGGCGGCATCAAGCACCGGCAAGGTCCTCTACTACGGCGAGATCGATCCCGACATCGTCATCTCGAGCGGCGTCACGCCACGCCTGACCACGGCCTCCACGATCACGGAAGACTAAGCCCATGCCCAACGCCCTCGCCAACCTCGCGCGCATGACCAGTGCCACGACTGGCACGGGCACGCTCACGCTTGGCGCCGCCGTGACCGGGTGCCTGTCCTTCGCGGATTCGGGCATCACGAACGGCCAAGTCGTCACGTACTGCATCGAGGACTACGATGTCGGCGGGGCGATCACGGGGCGCGAGGTCGGCACCGGGACCTATACGGCGTCAGGGACGACGCTCTCGCGCACGACGGTCTACAACTCGACGGCTGGCGGCACGACGAAGATCAACTGCTCCGGTCGCCAGCACGTGTTCATCACGGTCGCCAAGCAGGACATGGATGCGCGCGCGCCGGCGGAGAACGGCTTCGTCGATCGCTCCGAGAGCACGCTCGCCTTCACGGACGGAACGCGGACGCTGACCATCACGCCAACGGGCGCGAGCTTTACCTACTTCCACAATTCCACGCGCTACGTGAAGGAGGCGCAGGACAGTGTCGCCATCTCCGACACGGAGGGCATGCACTACATCTACTATGATGGCGCGACCCTGACGGCCACGACGACGTTCAGCATCTCCATCATCACGACGTTTGCCTTTGTCGCCGCCATCTACTGGGACGCCGACAACAACGTCGGGATCATTGTCTGTGACGAGCGCCATGGCAACGTCATGGACTCGACCACGCACGCCTACAACCATTTGACCTACGGCGCGCGCTACGCCTCCGGCCTTGCCATCCAGGGCCTTGATACGAGCGGCAACGGCAGTGCCGATTCTCACGTTCAATTCGGCGTCCAGTCCGGATCGTTCTGGGACGAGGACATCGAGCACACGATCACGCCCGGCTCTCCCCAGACGCTCGCCGAGCCGGCGCAGATCCCCCTCTATTACCGCTCCGGCGCCAGCCTGTGGCGGCGCATCGCGGCCACGGCCTATCCGCTCACGACCACGGGGACGGGACGCGCGGCCTACAACCTCAACACCGCCGGCACGTGGAGCCTCGCTGAGGTCGATTCGACGAAGTACGCCCTCATGCACTACTTCGCGACCGGCTCCATCAGTGCGCCCATTATCGGCATCGTCGGGCAGGCGCAGCATGCCACGCTTGCCGCTGCTCAGTCCGCAGCGAAGACGGAGCTGACCACGCTCGTCCTCGACGGCATTGCGACGCTCACGCCGGAATTTGTCCCGATCGGCACGGCCATCTTCCAGACCAGCAACTCCTACGGCAACGCCGTCAAGAGCCGCGCGCAGCCGACTGATACGGGCGCGTCCTACATTGACTGGCGGTCGGTCCGCAACTTCACGGCCTCGGCGACATCGTCCAATCCGATCTCGGACGGTGATAAGGGCGACATCACAGTCTCAGGGTCGGGGACCGTCTGGGAGATAGACGCGGGCGCTGTCGGTGCGACGGAGCTGGCGACGAGTGCCGTCACGACGGACAAGATCGCCGACAGCAACGTGACGCTCGGTAAGCTCGCGAACATTTCCGGCAACACGATCCTCGGCTCGACGACGGGCGGGGCGCCTGCGGCCTTGGGCGCGAACTCCGTCATCTCCGTCATCAACACCGGCACGAGTACGATCGACTTCGCCCGGATTGCCTCCGGCGCCCTGTCGGCCTCGACGACCAGCGTCCAGGACGGCTATTTCGGCGACGTCTATTTGCGCGACGATACCAACCAATCTCACTATTTGCGCGTGACCAACGCCAATGACCTGAGCGCAGACCGAACGCTCTCGGTCAACGTCAACAACCAAGACCGCACGCTCGAGATGTCGGGCAATTTGACGGTGAGCGGTGCCGCGACGGTCTCCGGCACCAATACGGGCGACCAGAGCCAGTTCTCGACGATTGCCGTCGCCACGCAGAGCAATGTCGTTGCCGACCAGGCGGGCGATACGCTGACCCTTGTCGCCGGCGCGAACATTGCCATCACGACGGACGCGGGCGCGGACAGCATCACGATCGCGACGACGGGCCTTCAGGCATCGGACGCAACGCTCACGGCCTTGGCGGCTTACAACACCAACGGCATCCTTACTCAGACGGCTGCCGATACGTTTGCTGGCCGCACCATTGCGGGGACGGCCAACGAGATTACCGTCACCAATGGCGATGGCGTCAGTGGCAATCCGACCCTAAGCCTGCCGGCGGCGCTGACCTTCACCGGCAAGACTATCACGGGCGGGACGCTTACAGGCATCACCGACCTTGCAGTCGCTGATGGCGGCACGGGGGCAAGTGACGCAGCGACAGCGCGAGCGAACCTAGGCCTGACGTATCGCGACAGCAGCAATATCTATCCCGACCCTGACATGTCTGTCGATGCGTTCTACACGGCGTCAGGTGGCGGGGCATTGTCCACCGTTGGCGCGGTGCTGGAACTAAACAGCAGCGCCAACACGGGCGCTGGCACACGCAGGCTGCGCATTGACAGCAACGCCGCTGACCGGACTGTTGCGACGGAATGGTTTGTCGTGACACCCTCCACGTCCTACGAGTTTAGCGTACTGGCGACGCAGCAAGGCACGCTGGATTCCACTGCCGTGGACGTTGACCTAGAAGAGGGGTCGCTAAATAACGGGTCAATTACGGCTCTAACCCCGACAATATCCTTAGTGTCGAATCGCGTGGCTGCTGATGTCACTCACGCCACGCGGGCGACTGCGGTGTTCACCACGACATCGACGGCACGGCGTGCGCGGCTGCTGTTCACGCGGCGCGCGGGGGTTGGCAATAATGCTTTGTTCGCGCGCCCCGAATTGCGCCTAGCATTTTTGCAGGATGGCACCGGAGCCGTTGAGCGGGTGGTCAACAGTAAACTGCGCGACCACGTCAGTGTTTTTGATTTTATGACAGAAGCAGAAATTGCGTCCGTCAAAGCGGGCGATTTATCGGTCGATGTCAGAGACGCCGTACAGGCCGCAGTAAATGCATCCAAAAACGTGTTTATGCCGCCAGGCACTTATCGCCTTGATTCCAAAATCACCCTTGGAATTACGGGCACGAAGCTTTACGGCGCAGGCGCTGGCGGCAATTCGCGCGCGGCTGATACTGGTGGCGGCATGCACACTGGCGTCAGCAATTCAGCAACGACTATTGTCGGGAACTTCACGACGGGTGAGGTCGTTCGCATTTCGGCGCAGGGCTGCACGTTGTCGGATATGTGCATCAGCGGCAGCACCACTTTGAACAACCGCTACGGTGAATCGTTCGACGCAACCAAGCCGGGCGTTCTCGTGGCCGGGCCGAACACTGGTGGATACGCGCCAGCCCGCCAGACGAAACTTGTAAACTTGCGGGTCATGAACCAGCCCGGCGACGGCATCTTAATGGTCAATGATGTCGTTTCTAGTCAGGTCAATGCATGCGAGGTGCAATGCGTAAAGGGTAGCGGGTTCGTTGTTGCTAGTGGTCAATATATATCCCTGACAAATCCGATTACGCAACCGGGACAGGTTACGTTCACAGACTGTGTCGCGTGCTGGACGGGCGCTCACAGTTTCCGGGTTGGCGGCGGAACTTCTGAGGTGGATAGCGGCGACATTCCTTACCGCGTTGTCAACATCAACTTTGAGGCGTTTTATAACTGCATCATCCCGGCTAACTGCCTTTACAACTCAACCAACCTGGCGAATGCGTACGTCAGCGGATACAATCACACGTTTATGAATTGTGCCTTCGACGGTCGCACCGAATATCCGTCTGTGACCCCGACGCATGCAGCAATTTATGTTGCCGGTACCAATATACAGTTTTTCAACCAGCGGCTCGTCCAGTGCACCTCTCCAGCCGTGTGGGTGCGAGGCACTTTCGGTGGCGAGACTCGCACATCAGACAACATCAATTTCGTCCAGTTGTACGCCGTCAACAGTTGGCAAGGGGCAAATTATTTTAATCCGCTGGTCGATGTGGCAAATACGGCGTCATATTCTGTCGATATTGGAAGCCCTGGGCCGTTTGAGGGCAGTCAGATAAAGGCGCTGTCTACAAGGCCAGCGGGTGTGTCGTGGCAAGAGAATCTGTTTGGGAAGCGGTGGGTTTCGGCTCCCTACAATGTGGCCGCGCCAGGGATACAGAGCGGATTTGTGTCGGCCACTGTGTTCACACTAAACGACGACCAGGCGACTTATTTTGAATTTGACGGTTCTGGCAGCCGGGGCACCATTTCCATCAGCCCGAACTCGTCCACAGGCGAAGGTCTGATTGCCGCTTTTCGCGTCGGGTCAAGCGCGTTCACAAAATCAATGGCCGTCACTGATGCTGCAAACGTCAACGTGAGTTCGTCAACAGGCAAATATGTCCCCGGAACAACAGACGGCACTGACGGCGACTTGAACATTCAGGCAGATACGGCAACAAACAGGCTTTACATTCAAAATCGGCGCGGTTCTGTCTACAATTACGGCTGCACGTTCATGAACACAGCAACCAATTCTCCCGCGAAATGCATCATTACAGGCCCGTTTCAAGAGGGGGCCGGAGCATCAACTGCGTCCGCGACAAGCAGCGCAGTGGGGACAACGATATAATCGAAGGACTGCACGTCATGTCAAAAGGCAACACTTTTGAAACGTCAATTTTAAACCTGATATTCAAGGGCACGGCCATCACAAGCCTTGCGGACAATGCAGCCAGCAGTCCTGCGACGAATTTGTGGGTCGCACTTCACACGGCTGACCCGGGCGAGGCGGGAACGCAAACCACCAGCGAGGCGACGTATAACGGATATGCAAGGGTCGCAGTTGCGCGCGGGGCCGGGTGGACAGTGTCAGGAAACAGCGTATCGCCCGCCGCAAATATCGACTTCCCGGCGAACTCAGGCTCAAGCCAGACGCTGACGCATTTTAGCGTTAGTACCGCGTCGAGCGGAGGCGCGACAATTTTATATTACGGCGCAATCAGCCCGAACATTGTCGCAAACACAGGACTTACACCGCGCCTGACAACGGCAACGGCAATCACGGAGGATTGAGCGCGATGCATGACATCGTCCGCATCCTCTCCGACGACTGGCACACCTTCAACACAACTGCCACCGTCGAACACTGGAACCCCGTCCCCGGCTCAAGCCAGGTGTGGCTTCGGGCAGACGACGGCACCCGCATTGTCGTCGCACGGGGTGAGGTGGAGCGGGTGACGGACTAGCGTAGTTGAATCATTTAGTGCTGACAGGCTGAAGGGGGAGGGACGATCATGCTCGGCTTCTATTCCCTCGGCCAGCACGCGATTGCGACGCTTTCCGACGAGAAGGATGGCGCGATCGAGGCCGTCTTTACGTCTACCGGATCCGCGTCGGCATCTGCGTCGTCCCTGGCTGACGCCTCTGGTGTCGCGACATCCATCGGCTTGGGCGCGGCATCTGCCGTCGGCAATTCTACCGCGGACAGTGTCGCGACTAGCGCCGGCACGGCATCTGCCGCGGCGACGTATGCCGCCGATGGCGAGGGGGTCGGTCTCTCGGCTGGCACGGCCACCGCAAGCGGCGTAGGCGCCTCGACCTTTGATTCCGTCGCGTCGGCTGCGGGCATCGCGACGGCCCTGGCATCCTATCTCACGGACGCGGATGGTGTCGGCGCATCTGCCGGCGTTGGCGCCGCCCTGGGCGTCACGCAGGCCGTCTCGTCCTCTGTCGGTGTGTCTCAGGGCCTCTCGACTGCCGCTGCCGTCTCTGCCCCTCTAGCGGATGCTGCGGGCCTGTCCATCGGCTCGGGCGCCGCGTCTGGTGTGGCGTCGGTTACGCTCGAGAGCGTCGCGACGTCCTCCGGCTCGTCCACGGCGACGGGCTTCGGGCCGCGCGGGGCGGGCGGGTTCTACGGCGACGAGGGCAAGCGTCGCAAGAAGAAGATCATCCCTTACCTTGAACCAAGGGACGCCCGCAGGAAACGGTCTCCCCGGTCCGGCCTCGCGGGTGCGGCGGGTGAGCGGGCTGCGCCTCCGGCCAGGCTCCCCGCCGACCAGATCGCGAAGGCTCTGCGCGAGGGTGCGAAGCAGCCCCTGCCGGGCCTAACGGGCTTCCTGCGTGAGGCGCCCGTCCAGAACACGGCCTGGTGGGATCAGATCTCGCGCGTCAACGAGGCCCTCGCCGCGTCCTATGAGCGGCAGCGTGAACTCGAGGCCCTGCAAGAGGCGCGCGAGCGCGAGGAGCGGGCGCGACGCGAGGCGGAGGAGTGGCTGATCGAGGCCGTGCAGCGTGTCGCGCGCGATCGGGCTGACGAGATCGTGCCGAAAGCCGAGAAGCTCTTTGAGGCCTTCCACAAAGCGCGCCAGGAGCGTGAGCGTGAGGAGGAGAAGTTACTGATGATGGCGGCAATGGAGTTGCTCGATTGACGACAAGAGACGACGAGGTCCGCGCGGGCCGGGACGCGCAATACCTCTTGGATCATCCGATCTTTCAGGAGGCCTTCTCTAGCGTGAGGAGCGGCATCCGCACGGAATGGGAGCGATCGCCGGCGCGCGACGCTGAGGGGAGGGAGAAGCTTTGGCTCATGCTGAAGCTTGTCGATCGCATCGAGGCGCATGTGCGCTCGGTCGCGGAAACGGGGGAACTGGCAGGGCGCATGCTCGAGGAGGAGCGTCGCCGCACTATCTTTGGAGGTTATGAATGAGCAATCCGAACATGCCCGAAACGGGCGAAGACCTGACGTCCGTGACGTCGAAGCTTTCCAACCTGATGGCGACGCCCGAGGGCGACGACGTCGAGGAGAGCGAAGAGATTTCCTCGGAGGATGTCCCCTCTGAGGATGACGCACCCCAAGACGGGGCCAGCGAAGAGAACGAAGGCGAAGCCGAACCGGAGACCCCGGCCATCGACGCGCCCAGTTCATGGGACAGTACAGCGAAGGAGCGTTTCAAGGCCCTTCCGCCTGATTTGCAGGAGTATATCTCCACACGCGAGCAGGAACGGGAGCGGGTCACGAACACGCGCCTTCAGGAGTTCGCGCAGGCGCGATCTGTCATCGAGCAGGAACACGCCATCGCGGCTCAAATGCGCAACGAGTACGAGCAGAGGCTCCATACTCTTGTGCGACATCTCGAGACGACGATCCCCGAGGAGTTCAAGGGCATTACGTCCGAGGCCGATCTTGTCAGGCTTGCAGATACCAATCCGGCCCTCGTCACCAAGTTCAACGCTTGGCGCGCGCAACTGGGACGGATCAATGAGGAAGCTCTGCGACTTGAACATGAGAAGGCCCAGGAGCAGGCCCGTAACCGCGCTTCCATCCTGCAAAGCGAATTCACCGCCATTTCCCAGAAGTGGCCCGAGTTCGCGGACGATGTGAAGGGCAAGGAGATCAGGTCAGAGATTACTGCGTATGCGCGTGAGCTTGGCTTCTCGGACGACGAGATCTCCAGCCTCGCGGACCATCGCCTTGTTCTTGTCCTGAGAGACGCCCTCGCCGGCAGACGATCGGCGCAGGCTGCGCAAACGGCAAAGCAGAAGGTGGCCGCGAAACCATTGCCCAAGGTCGTAAGGCCCGGATCTGGCGTGGAGGCTGGCAAGGTCGGTGTCGATCGGCAGCAGGCGCGGCGTGCAGCGCGAAGCGGAGATCTCTCGCAGATCACGCGATCCCTTGAACGCATGCTTTCTTCGTAAAGGAATTACATCATGACAATACCTACCGATTCACTTGTCTCCTACTCCACAATCGGGGTCAGGGAAGACCTCAAAGACTTCATCGCCAACATCTCGCCGAAGGACACGCCCTTCACCAACCGCGCCGGCAAGACCAAGGCCTCGAACACCTTCTTCGAGTGGCTGACGGATAGCCTTGTCGATGCGGCTGCAAATGCGCAGCTTGAAGGCGACGACTACGCGGCGACCGCCATTGCGCAGCCCACGCGCCTTGGCAATCGCTGCCAGATCTCGTCGAAGGCCTTCACCATTTCGGGAACCGCCGACGTCGTCAACAAGGCGGGCCGCAACACCGAAATGGCGTATCAGCTCGCCAAGAAGACCATGGAGCTGAAGCGCGACATGGAGTTCATTGTCACGCAGAACCAGGCGTCGGCGACCGGCAACTCGACAACGGCCCGCACCACGGGCTCGCTCGAGGCGCAGATCACGACCAACACGAGCATCAACGGTGACACGGGCGGCGGCTATTCTGCCTCGAACTGGGTCGCGATCTCGGACGGCACGCAGCGTCCCTTCACAGAGAGCCTGCTGAAGGATGTCTGCCAGAAGGTGTTCACCTCTGGCGGTGATCCGGACGTGCTGATGGTTGGGCCTGCGCAGAAGCAGGTTGTCAGCGGCTTCACCGGCAACGCCACGCGCATGGACAAGTCGGAAGATCAGAAGCTCTACACGGCAATCGACGTCTACGTCAGCGATTTTGGGGAGTTCAAGGTCATCCCGAACCGCTTCCAGCGCAACCGCACGGCCTTCCTGCTTCAGATGGACATGTGGCAGATCGCGTATTTGCGTCCCATCGAAGTGCATGACCTCGCCAAGACCGGTGACGCCATGAAGAAGCTGCTCACGGTTGAGTACGGCCTACTCGGCAAGAACCAGGCGTCAAGCGGCGTCATCCGCTCGCTGACCTGATAGGAGCACAACACATGGGTGTTCATATCAATCAGGATGATGACGGCTACATGGGCCTGCGTGGTACAGACCAGGACGATGGCGCCTTCATCTTTGCGAGCGCAGAGTACGACCCAAACAGCGTGGACAAGGCCTTCTTCGTGGCTCCGCGCGCCGTGCGCGTCGTCGGCATCACCCTTCGGGTGACGGTCGCCGGCACGAACGGGTCTGCGGTCACGGTCATGGTCGAGAAGGTCCCCTCGGGGACCGCGATCGGCTCGGGCACGGACCTCATGACGGGCACGCTGAACCTCAAGGGCACAGCCAACACCAACCAGACGGGGACCTTGTCCACGACGGCTGGTGCGCTGAGCCTCGCGAAGGGCAACGCGCTCGCGCTCGACTTTACGGGCACGCTGACGGACGCGACGGGTGTCGTGACCGTCGCCATGTGCCCCCTCTAAGCAGAAAAGGGTCGCGCGGTCTTGATCAGCCGCGCGGCCCATCACCCATCGGAGAACGACCTCATGAAGTCGAATTTGGAATACATGGTGCCGGGGACGTACAGCAAGCAGGTCACATCCGCGGGCACGACAGCGAACACAACGCTTCCGAACGATTCAAGCGTCCCGGCCCCTGCGAGCGTCACGGGATCGATTGCGACAACGGGCGGCGGAACGCTCACGGTCACGGCGATCGGCAGCGGCTCCCTCGCCCCCGGCCTCGTCCTGTCCGGATCTGGCGTGACGGTGGGGACGACGATCGTCTCCCAGATCACGGGCGCCTTGGGCGGGACCGGGACCTACCTCGTCTCGGAGAGCCAGACGGCGTCTTCGACGACGATCACGGCGACGGCGGCAGACAAGCCGGCGAAATACGTGCGGGTCGTTTCGCCCGGCAACGTCTACGTCAAGCTGGGCGGTGCGTCGGTCGCGGCGACGGCGAATGATTTCATGCTGGCCGCGAACGAGGCGGTTGTCCTCTTCACGGGCGGCAACACGCATATCGCCTACTTGCAGGAGACTGCCGGCGCGAAAGTCAACATCACGGCCTTGGAGGTGGGCTGATGTCGGACAACAAGTTCCTCACGCTCGACGACGGCGCCGAGACTGGCATCCGCGAGGAGATCAAGTTCGACTGGCTTGACGGCACGGCGACGCAGCGCACGACCTTTCTGCCGTCCTCTGGCACGTGGGACATCCTCGACCAGAACCGCGCCTTCCAGAATTCTCACGACGGCTACACGCCCTCGCGGGACATGCAGCACGTCGCGAGCATCCCGATGAGCGTGGTCGTGCTTTGGACGCAGAAATACGGCGTGGACCCGACGCAGAAGGGCAACGAGCACCTCCTCGCGCGCCTTCTCAACGACCCTGAGTGGCAGTGGCTGCGCACGGGTCGCGGTCATCTCAAATTCGTGGAGTAAGCGATGTCCCTGGCGAACCTTGCCGACCTTCAGGCCGCAATCGCCGACTTCGGCACGGGTCGCACGGACCTCACGACGAGTGTCATCAACACCTTCATCACGCTCGCCGAGAGCGACATCCAGAACGGGTCCTTTGACCAGGCGGGTGCCCAGGTTGTGCGCCCCCTGCGCGTGCGCTCGATGGAGACGCGCCTCAACCTGACCCTGACGGGCGAGTTTACGGCCCTGCCTTCGGACTACCTCGAGATGCGTGAGGTAAGGTGGTCGAACCAGACGGGCAAGCCGCCCCTCAAGTGGGTCTCGCCGGAGGCCTTCGACAGCATCTACTCGGCGGGCGATTCCGGCCCGGCGACGAGCTGGAGCGTGGTCGGGAGCGAGATCCGCGTCGGCCCCGGCGCCTCGGCGAGCGACATCCTCGCCCTGATCTATTACGCGAAGGTGCCAGGCCTCGTTGCGAACAGCACGAACTGGCTCCTGACGAACTACCCGAATGTCTACCTCTACGGCTCCCTGCGCCACCTTGCGCCCTATATTGGCGCGATGGACATGCTCGGCGTCTGGCAATCGGCCTACGTTGCCGCCATTGCCGGCCTGACGAGATCGGAGGAGCGTGGATCGTATAGCGGGACGTCCCTGGGCGTTCGCTCCATCGGCATGACGATGACGTGAGGTCGCGCCCATGATGCCCTTCGGTGAGTACATCCCTGACAGCCCCGCCAACGAGATGGCGGTCGTGGGTGGCAAGAACCTCATCCCGCGCGCGGACGGGACCTACGGCCCTGTCGCGGCCTTCTCGCCGACGATCGCCACCATCAACGCGCGCTGCCAGGGGGCTACCTTCGCGATCGACAATGACGCCAATGTGAGCGCATTTGCCGGCAACGCGACGAAGCTTTATCGCCTCGGCGGCGGATCTGCATCGTGGTCGGACGTCTCCAAGGCGACGGGCTACGTGACGGATGCGTCTGACCACTGGGAGTTCACGCAATTTGGCAAGCGGCTCATCGCGACAAACTTCGCGAACCCGATACAGACCTACACGCTCGGCGTCTCGACGCAGTTTGCGGACCTCTCCGCGGACGCGCCGCGTGCGCGCCATATCGCCGTCGTCAACCGCTTCCTCATGGCTGGCAACACCTACGACGGCGTGGACGGCAACCAGCCGCAGCGCCTGTGGTGGTCGGCGATCGACGACCCGACGAGCTGGCCCACGCCGGCGACGTCGGCTGCGGCTGCGGTCCAGAGCGGCTTTCAGACCCTCTTCGGCAATGCGGGATGGGTGCAGGGCATCGCCCCGCGCGTCGGATCGCTCGATGCCATTATCGTCCTCGAGCGCGGCCTCATCCGCTGCCAGTATGTCGGTCTCCCCGACGTCTTCGCCCTTCAGCCTCTGGAAGGCGGTCGTGGCTGTCCGGCGCCCCAGAGCATTACGCCCTTCGGTGGCCTCCTCTACTACCTCGGCGAGGACGGCTTCTATGCCTGCGACGGATCGCAGTCGATCCCGATCGGCGCCGGGAAGGTGGACAAGACGTTCTGGGGCGACGTCAACCAGACGTACCTCGACCGCGTCAACGGCGTCTACGACGCCTTCAACCATTTGTGGCTGGTCGGCTATCCATCGAACTCCAGCCAGAGCGGCGACATCGACCGCGTCATTGCCTTCAACACGGTGACACGTCGCTGGGCGCCGCCCTGGGAGGTGAGCATCACGAACCTCACGAAGCTCGGTTCTGTGGGTTACACGCTGGAGCAGCTTGACGCCTTCGGGACGCTCGATAGTCTCCCCGCATCATTGGACAGC